GGTCGGCTTTTGCCTCATCGTCTGCAATTTTCGTCAACAGATCGGCCCGTTCCTGCGCCTGCTTCTTTGCTTTTTCCGCCGCCGATTCGCCCGATTGCGATGTTTTATTTTTTTTACCGCCGGTAATTGCATCTATCTTTTTTTGATTTTCATCAATTTCTTTCTGTAAACTGTCATATAATTCTTTATTTGCATTTTTTTGTAATTCTCGTTTTTCGGATATTATTTTCTCGTAATATCCGATAGTTCCTTTTTCATAATCTTTCGCGCCTTCAATTCCGGCTTTGTTTAATTCTTCCGCCCCTTCTTTTTCGTAATCGGCGGCCGCTTCATAACTTTTTCGGATTTTTGATTGCAATTCTTTTTGTTTCTTTTCCCATTTCGCAATTTCCGGATTATCAATTTCATAAGAACCCATACCCGCGAATGTGCCATTCGAGTAATATCTCGTAACTTTTGGGGTTTTCTTGGCTTCCGCCAATTTCAGTTCTGCTTCCGTTAAATCGGCTATATCCTTTTCGCTTTTTGCGTACATGGCATTTGCTTTGGCTTTTGCTATCTGTGCATTGATGAAATTTTGAACGTGAGCGGGATTGGTCAGTAAATTTTCGGCATCTGCAACTCCTTTAACCGATAGGTTTAATTCGTCAAATGATTTTTTATTGTCTTTGATAAATTTTTCCTTTGCCTGCAAATTATCGCCTAATCGGTTCCATTCATTTTCAAGTTTTTTAATGGTCGCAATGGGTTTTGATGCGCTTTCCGATACGGCTTTATTAAATTCTTCGGAAGCTTTCTTTGCTTCTCTTGCCTTACTTGAAAAAATAGAAATTACGCCTACCAATGCCGAAATTCCCGCTATAATCCAACCGAAAACCGGTATTGCTTTTATCGCAGCGCCTACGGCCCTGAAAGATGCCGCAAGTCCGACATTTGCTATTACCCCCATTTGCGCTGCGCGTCTTGAAATTTCCATGGATGCGGTATAAGCATTTTGTGCTTTTGCCAAAAACATTAAACTGAATGCGGATGTTTGATGCAGGGTTGCGCTCACGGCTTGCAATCCCATTGTAATTGACATCAAACTTTGGACTTTCAGCATGATTTTTTGTAACTCTTCGTTTTTATCCGCAAACAATCCCATTGCACCCTGTGCGGCCGTAAATGCTCCGGATACGCCCGACAATCCGGTTACGAGTCCCTGTAATGCGGAACCTTTTGTGGTTGTTAAAACCTTTACCTGCTGATTGGCTGCATACATTGCGTTTGCTAATCGTTTCGCTTCTTCGGTCAGACGTGCATATTCTGTCGTGTTCCGTTTCCCCGCCTGTTCCAATTCCATCATCTTTTGCTTTACGTTCATCAGTTGTGTTCTGAAACGCATTTGGGAATTGGATGCATTATCTGTTTTGGCTTTGTGTGCTTCTATGTCACTGTTTAGTTTTACTAAGGCCCGGTCTTGTTCCTGTAATCCGTTTTCCGCTTGTTTTAAACTTGCAATTTGTTTACTTATTGCCGCTTGCGCTTCTGTCATCATTCCGCTGCCGCCGAGTTTAATGGAAAAACTTCCGCCGGCTTTGTTTGCTTCTATCCCGAGCCGCGCATATTCATCCGTAAGTTGCTTTACCTTTGTTTGATTGTCATTAATTGCGTTACCGATTGTGTTGAAGCCGTTTTGTATAGCTGCCGATATTTTTTGATATTCGGCGTCTATATTTGCTCCGCTTTGTGCCGTAAGCGAAGTAAAATTTTTAACTAACTGTTCGGTTGTTTTTAACCCGCGCTCAATCGAACCGGATTCAAATAACGCTTCAAATGATATGGCTCCGCCTTGTATATTCATTGACAAATCCTGTTAAACTTTTTCAATAATTCGTCTGCATTTTCATTTGTAATTCCGATTCTGTTTTCTTTATCGGAATCAAACTCAACGCTCGGAAAATCAATTAATATTCTTTGAACAATACCGAATGGTATATTGTGATGTAAATATTCCCATGTCCATCCGAGATGAGCGCAAATTGACCCTCGACGTCCATACGGGCTTTTCATTCCTGTTTCTCTATACGATCCGTTATCGGTTGTGTTGTTCTTGCGCTGCTCAGTAATCGCATAGAGGACAAAAAATCCGCAAGGTTGGATATATTCGTTACGACTGTTGAAATCTGCAATAATTCGGACGGTTTTATCGTATGATAAAATATATCTCGAAGTTTCCGTAATTTAATCCGATACAAAACATTTAAAATTTGCTTCAGCAACGGGATGTTTGAATAATACGATTCACCTAACACGGCAATAGCAATAATCATAGCCATGCGCTTAACATTCAGCCTTACCAATTTTCTCGCCTTACTTAAAATTTCGTTGCTTTCTTCGGTAAAATCGTTTTCATCTATAACCATGTCCAATGAAATTTCCGATATTTTATCAAGAATATAAAGTGTGGGTTGATGAATTTCAAATGTTCTGTTTCGGTTTCCCGTACGAATTTCAAATTTAAATCCGCGCTGCACGAGCAGATTTAATTCCGCACGTTCAATAGCCGACATTGATTTTTCTTCTGTTTCCATATGTATTTTTCGGTTTTAATCAAGCCCTCCGGATAAATTGCCCGAAGGGCTTGACGTATTACGGAAGAAAAAATTTACGCCGCCGCAATTTTCGTTGCACTCATTTTCTTTGTTCCTGCTTTATTTGGAATCAAAACCGTACCGACAATATCGAGCAAAAATAAATTCGTCTTGGAGAACGAACCGTTAATTTTCGCATTGATACTCATGCGTGGAACTTCAAATATCAGCCCTTGTTGCGGAGTTATTTTTACCGATTTTTCAATGAACGGTAAAGAATCCGGAGCTTCCCATTTTGCATTCGCACCCGATCCGGTAACCGTTCCGCCTGCCATTTTTTGAAAGACATCAAAATCCGGGTTCATAATTGAAAAAGAAAATGTGATTTTACCTGCCCTTCTGAATGTGATAACGGGGTCATCTACTTCTTCCGCGAAAAAGTCCGTCGTTTCCGGGTCTTCCTGCTTTAAGGTACACGAATCTTTATATGTGTATCCTAATTGTTCCAGTGTCGTTCCCATTCCGCCGTCGGCTGCCGGTTCTCCTATTTCAATTTTTGACAGCCCTAAAGTATATACATTTGATACAGCCATTTTAATAATTTTTTAATTGTTATTGATTTTACAAATATTCCATTCGATTCGTAAATTGGTATAATGCTGTGCTATTTCCGGTTCACGGATAGTCGTTTGATTGGCTATCCGGAACAAAATACCTTCGACGCGGGCGGCTTCCAGAACCGAGACAACCGATGCGGTAAGTTGCCGCAAACGTTCCCTGTCTGCCTTTCTTTGTTCCTGCCCGTTAATTCTCGTTTTCAAATCCGGCACATGGATATTTACGTTTGAGGTTCCGGACTGCGGCATATCTCCGGTAACGGTTATCGTATTTACCGTTATGTCTTCTTTTTCGGAATTATCCGGGCGGTCTGTCGTATATATTCCGCCCGAAACGGCGCTTTTTAATTCGACCGATTCGCTCAGAATCCGAAATAATATATCGTCGGTGTCGAAACTTAATAACATAACTTAAATCCACAGCCGGCAGTGTAACCGACCGAAATCGTACTTTAAACATTTGCCTTTTGCGATAATCAATCCCGTAATTTTCTCTTGATTTATAAAATCATAATCCGAAAGCTGCGATGTTTCCGTTTCTTCCCGCGTTACAACTATTTCCGTACCTTCGTTAATTCTTTCGGTTCCTGCCGGAATTTGAATAAGCGAAGAAAAAACAATCGAATCACCTCCGGTTATATGGATTACGTGTCCTTTTCCGTTGGTTTCTTCGCGGCAAATACCCTTTAATTCCCATACTTCACTGCCCGTTTCCATACTTCCGGTTATCGGGTTTTGCGTTGCTTCGCTTGTTTGCAAAGCGTACAGATATTGCGGATATTGAAAAGAAGTTACCACCTGTTGCTTCTGTCTTTGATTTTCGGTTTATCTGTCGGAACGATACCGAGTTCGGCACATGTTTGATTATACCAGAATTTTATTGCATTCCAATTCCAAGAAATCGAATAACCGCCTTCGCTGATGTTCATAAGCGGAATAATGCTTGCAAATTCCCTGCAAAGCGCCGTTTTGGCGGTTGTAATATCCGCTTCGGCGTTTTCGTCCGGGATTATGCCGCGTTGATTAAATAACATCAATTCAACGTCTGCACTTCCGATCGCGAATTGTTTTGCGGTAGCCGTTATCCATTCCTTGTAGGTCATCAGATTAATCTTTGCGATTTTTACGAGATGCGTCTTCTTCGACTTTTGCAAGTCCCGATTTTACGATGTTTGCGAGCCGTTCTTCATCAAACGTATCGGGGAGTTCTTCTCCCGGTTTGTATCGTTTGCGAAAATCGTTTTTGTCCGCAAATTCTTTCAGAACAATGTATTTCCTACTCATGCTTGCACCGCTTTTGAATCTAATTGATAGATCTGTTCCACATTGCAAATAACCGGAACCACGCGGGCCTGCGAAGTTGTATATTCCTTCAAAGACGGCCGATTTTCCCTGAATTTTGAAACTAAAATGTAATCGTCGGCTGTTTGGTAGTTAACTCCCGCTACCGGATCATCCTGTTCCGCCAAACGTGCATAAGCCAATACGCCGACCTCTTTTGAAGTTGTTAAAATAATCTTTCCTTCATTCCAAGGCGTTACGGGTTCTCGTTTCCCGTTTTTCTCAACGATAACGGTTCTGTCCACAATGTGGATTTCAAATTTGTATCTGTTATCCGCTTTCAAAGCGGCGTTAATTTTTTCGAGTGTTGGAATAGGTACAATTGTTTTGTCTCCGAAAAATCCGATTGAAAAAGCAAAAAATTCTTTTACTTGTGATGTTTTTACAAAATTTTCAAAAGTAATATCATCCATATAGACATCTGTAATTGTATTTCCGTCCGTATGTTTTGCTTTCTTCAATATTCTGGCTATATCGTCAAGCGGTTTGGCGTTTGCATTATCCCAAAGAATCGAAACGCCGAATTTGTTTGCGTCCAAATATCCGAAATCCAAGCGGATACCGGTTCCGGTATTTTTGGAATCTTCCACGGCGATAACTCCGGTGGATAATCCCTGCAAAAACAGATTTTCCATTAATTCGTAAATACCGGTGATAACGCGCGGCATATCTTGGAAAATTTTTGCAATAATAACCTTGTCGTCAACCTTGGTTGCAATCAGAGTATTTAATTCCGTCAGTTGGGTTTCATTCAACCACAATTCCATACCCGATTTTGCAATGTCTCCGGATGCCTTGCTTATCGAATCCCGGAATTTTAACGGTAATGAAGAATCCATTGAGACCACATCGGCAGAAACCCGAGTGCTCAGTGTATTAATTGCTTCCCATTTTCCTGTAACGGAAAATTCTTTACGAAGCATTGCTTTGAACATATAGGTCAAAGCCTGTTCGTTGTTTTTCCCGTTCAATGTTTCTACCGTTTTGACAACTATTCCCTTGTAATATTTGTCAAGCCATTTGATAAATAAACTTCGTTCCATAACGTTAATCCTCTCTGAAATCAATTAAAGGCAGAGCCGTTTTTACATCCGATAAAATTGTATCCATGGGATACGGAGCAGCTGCCGGATTAACCGTTCCCCTGACCAAAATACCCGCCATCGGACGCTTTGTCAAAACACTTTGGATAAGTATTCCGGCATAAGTGTGTCCTGCGGGAAGTTCTTCATACGCTGTTTCTTCCGGATTTACCGGCATAGGTTTATATTCCTTTGTAGCCGTTTCCAGAATAATGACATGGCCGGCTTGAATTACATCCGGAGTGAAGCCGGTAACGTCTAATGTCCTGCCGCCGCGTACAGACTGAAAAACATCCGAAATAACGACGTTGTCGTTACCCGTGATTATTTCCTTACTTTCATTTACTAAATTTGCTTGTGCCATTTGTTAAAATTTAATTGTTAAGCTCCGGTTCAATTAATTGGCAGTAAATCCATAACGGCTTTAATTTCCGCGTCCGTTGCTTCTTTTCCGCCGGATGACGAATTGGAAATAATTGGACGGGATTGCGCGCCTAATCCTGAATCTGCTACATTTTGATTAGCTGTTTTAATGTCGTTTTCGGTATCGCTCAAGTATTCCGTAAATGCTTCGTCCGTATCAAATCGCATTCGTGCAAAATCTTTCAATGCCTTGACTTTGAAATTTTCATTTGTGCATTCTTTTAATTTGTCGTTCAATGCTTGGAGCCTTGTTTTTTCTGTTCCTTCTTTTTCAAAAGCGGCTACTTTTTCAAGTAACGGTTTTGTTGCTGTCGCAATGGAATCCGAAATGAGTTTTTGAATGGCTGCCGTGTCAAAGTTTCCGTTCTCGGTTGTAACTGCTGTTACTTCCGGTTGTTTCTTTTCGACAAAATCATACTTTTTTCGCAAATTTTCTTCACGTGTCCGGTTCGCTTTGTCTATTTCCGCGTCCGCTTCTTTTCGCCAATCCGCAATAAATGAATTTACTTGGTCGGCGGTTAATTTTCCTACGACTTCTTTTGCTTTTTCTTCGGTATCAATCTGAAACGATAAAACGTTTGCGATTTGATTAAGCCCGTCCTTTCTCACGCCTGCAAATTGTGCTTGCAGTAATGCCAAAATCTTTTCCTTCATCTTTGCTGTATTTAATTGAATGTTCTTGCAAAATTAACGTATTAATATAATACTCTTTTGAAAAATATTTTTAAGTTATTAGTTTTCTTTCAACATGAAAGTATCTTAAAAGTTCGGAAATGGACTTTTTTATATTTTTATTTTGCCGGAATAGAAAAAGGTTATATCTTTGCAACGAGAAATCCGTGTACTGCGCACGTAAAGCGGCTTTGTAAGCTTCCCGGCTGCGGTCGGCATACAGACGATGGGCTTACGGTTTTAACGGTGTACCAAACACCGTTTTTCATTTTATTGTAATAAATTATCAGCTTTATATCTTTTTATTGTTTATTTCAAAAACAGTTGTACCGTTGCAATGTCGGCTCGGCGACATTAAATAACCGTTATCTTTGCATTTGGCTATGAAACGCCAACACCGAAAGGTGCAGACGATGGGCAAAGGGGCTGATTACCTGCTAAAAACAATCTGAAAATAAAAGGGGAGTTAATCCCCTTTTTTATTTTATATTTAATTCCATCCAATTATTATACAACTTGTCTTTGTCTATTTCATACCACTGCCTGTTATAATTTACCATTACGATTTTAGTTTCTTTTGTCCATCCGGAACGAATGGCCTTGATTAAATTGTATTTACCGATACTTCCGATAATATCAATAGCAATTACGGGAGCTTGACCCGAACCGCTTATAATATGCTGGCTTATTGTTTCTGGCGATGCTCCGTTTACGGTTTTTAAATCTGCTTTTCTTTGTTTATAGGTTTTTTTATCGTAAATATATACATCGTTTTTTCGTTCATCCGTGTCGTTTTCCTTGATTTTTATTTGTTTTATATGATTTCCGCTCGGGAATACAACAAAGTAACCGGCTTTTGTCAGTTTCTCTGCCGTTTGCTTTTCCGTCCGGTTGTAAACCGAGCCTTCCATATAAAAAACATCGTTTTCACGTTTATAACGTTCGTTTTTCATGGCAAGGTCAAAGGCTGTTTTGCGAAGTTGCGGGGCTGCTTTTATCCGCATAAAGTCAATCAGGGAAAGAAAAGAATTAACTTGCATCGGGTCCGACAGTAACCCCTTTGCGGCTAATGCCGTAAAACCTTCTTTCCCGATTATGCCTTCTTTCTGTAACAGTATCAAATTATCCTTTAACCAATAAGGCAAAGTATTGTTATCGTTTGCCTTTGTTATTCTTTCGCCGTTTATTCGTAACCAATCATTAAAAGCGTTTGGCGGCTTTGTTATTTGTTTCGGCGTATATATTTCCCCTTTAATTTCCGCATCTAACAGCTTTCTAAATTCGGTTCCGTCAACGAGCACGGGTAATAATACGCATCTGCATTGCGGATGCCACCCCGTCCATAAAAACGATTTCGGATATTCGCCGGCCAATTCGTCGCAAATGTCGTAAAACGGTTCGGGTCTCCCGGTCTTTGGATTTATACAAGTGTGGTTATTGGATAAGGAAATACGGATACCTGTTACTTGTGGATCGGATTGAAACTTTTCCCATTCCGCACGACAATATGCGGCGTGTATTTCTGTTCCGGCTAATCGCATTGCGTTCTTATATGCCGACCGATAAACGCCACGGCCCGGTTTGTATTTCTTTGCCGCTTCGCTTAACTCCAATTCTCCTGTTTCCTTATTGCGTACTCTTCGAAAAAGTTTATCGGGTTCGTTCAAGTATTTTCTCAATTCTTTACTTAATTGCTCTGCGCTTTTCCCTTCTTTCATTCCGTTTTGGACAATAGTTTCTATTTCGCTTTTGAAGTTTTTACTGAGATTCCAAACGCGCTCGGACAGATTGATTCCTTCGGAATAGCGTTTGATTGCGGCTTGACTTCCTTGGTTTCGATGTTCTTGTGCGGCTTCCGCCCGCATTTTATCAAAGTATTTTCTTTGCAGCGCTTTTCCGGATAATGCAAGATGTATCTTATCCGTGTAGCCGTCCTCTCCCAATTTCCAAGAACGCTCAATACCGTTTAAGAAAACGGCTGACGCTTTTTTATTAAATGCGTCTGTTAATTTATTGATTTGTCGCTTTGCGCCGTGGTTTCGGTCAAACCAAAACGTTTTATCTTCCGCAATGGAATTGCGAACTTGCGATATATTCATGGCGGACAGGTAAGTGGTATAAATCAATTGTTCCAATTGTTTTATTAACTTATCTGTTTCACCGTTTAATCGTTTTTCGTTCTTATCCATTGACTTGATAACTTACTCCCGGAATATCTGCAAATGCTTCTTTCATCCGTTTTTCGAGTATTGACGGGAATTGCTTTTCGGCTCCGGTTAATACATCATATCCCTTGCTTTCCACATAAATTGCATAAGGCATACCGGCTACGATTACGGCGCAAATGTGCGCTCCGAGTTCCGACGCTCGTTGCGCTGTCGTTTTTTCTCCGGCTGAGACACCTTTGGCTTTCGCTCCGTCTTTGTCATTTCCGCCTTGGGATTGCTCAAAGTAACTGTCCGTTAATACTCCGTCTTTATAGAGTTGAAATCCGACAGATGAATTGAGTGCGCCTGTTTGCTGGGTATATTTGTGGTTCTGTTTAGCCCATATAACGGTTTCCTTACAGGCAATTTGAAAAGCGCGGGTAACACGTGTATCAATTTCCTGTATTATGTTTTCCTTGACTTTTTTCCAATCAATATTGATTTTAACTTTTACAGGCATATCTTTTTTATATTGTCGGTTCCGTTACGTCCGTATAATCGGATGCGGATTCTTCGTTCAGAATTTGCTTGTATTCGGTATCGGCATCATCCACCCATCCTAATTGCTGTACGGTTGTTTTTTGTGACGCTACCGGTTTCCCTCCGTTGGCTTCCGTAAGAAGTTTTACTTTTGCCATTTCGTCATCAATCATATACGGTACTATTTCCGGTTCAATTGTCAAACTTTCGCAGGCCGATTTTAATCCGGTGTTGAATTGTGCTATGTATGCCTGAATGATACTTAACCGTCGTTGCAAATAGTCATCAAAGATTTCCATTTTTTCCTGCACTTTCAAATGTGCGTCCAAAAACAACAGTTTTAATGCTATTCCGGAAATTGCTCCTATCCCCTTTACGCTGTCAAATGAAATATCGGGCGTTTGCGTAATGGTGTAAATCATTCGCAAAATGGTTTCAATTTCAATTTTTACGCTCTCCGGGGCATGTTGCCATGATAAATATTTTGCATCGGCGTTGTCGCCTTCGAGTTGCAAAATGGCTCCGTTTTCGCCCTTCTTTGCAAATCCCAACACTTCGCCTCTGACTACAATTTTCGGGCTGGCATGGTAATCGTTTGTGTCTGCAAAATTAGACAAAAGAGTTTCCAAGCGGTCTATTAACCCTTGTACATCTTTCCATTCGACAAAGTCCTGCCTTCCGTAAACGATCGGAATCTTACCTATAACGTTTGTTTTCGGGTATCCGTCTGCGAGTTCCCATTGTGTGTTATCCTGTTCCCACATCAGATGCTCGGTATCTGTATAGGTTTCAAAGAAGGTGTGTTTTTCTCCTTTTTTATCTTCTGTTATAAATTCGCGAGAAAAGGCGACCATATCTCCCGTTTCATCAAAATAGGGATAAAGTTTGTCCGTCTTCGGACTGAAAACGGCAACGCGCAATTTGAATTTTGAGGGAAAGCCGTAATTAATCGGCTTTTCTACCGGATACCATAATTCGGCTGCTTCGGTGGCGCAGAAAATTTCCCGTGCTGCTTTTCTGTTAATTGTTCTACTCTTTGTACTGAACAAAACCTTTTTTACCGCGTTCAATACGGTTTTTTCGTCTTCGTTTTCCGGTTCGGCATTCAATGTTACCGAATTTCCGAACATAAAGGAAACGGCACGTTTTACGATCAATTTTTGAAGCGCTAATGCAATTCTGGCTACCGGTTCAAATCTTGTTTCCTCTTTTTCTCCTCCGGTATATGCAGGGTCTAATGATTGATGATTTTTTGTCTGTTCCGTATTATCTACCTTTACAAGTTTATCCGGGCGTTTTACCTTGTCAAAAATATCATGTTTATCCGGCTCTAATTGCGACAAAACAGTATCCGTATCCGGGAGCGGAGCGTTGCGACCGGATTTCAATCCCTCAATAATAGCGTTTATATCGCTGTCCGCGAAAAGTTTTTTAATGTCGTCCATATCTGTAATATTTATGATTATTTTTTATTGGTTTTTACTTTCCGGCAGCAATCCGCAATCCAACCGATTAAATATGCGGTTGGTTCTCCGCAATCCATGTCCGCACCTATATGATGAAACATATAACCGGCTGCGTGTGATGCTTCATGTGCTATTGTATTACAATCGAGATATTTCGGTTTAAAAATTATCAAGACTCCGTATTCTCTTGTTCTTTTTTCATGTACTCTTACCGTAATTGCTTTGTAATTTTCAAATTTGCCGAAATCCAAATCGGTATTATCATCAA